ACGAATTGTTGCGGATTCCAAATCACGTAGCGGGCAACGCTACTAAGTTCCGTCGCGGTGACGGCACCTGGCAGGCGCTAGCCGTGCAGTACAACCCGGCCGGCATTATCCAAGGGCTTCGCCTCTCGAACAATGTCAGTGACCTAGATAATGATATTGATATTGCGGCCGGCGATGCCTTCTCCGATGATGCCGATCCAACGCTACGCGTATCGATGGCTCTTGCTGCAACGATGACGAAACAGCTTGACGCTACTTGGGCGGCTGGCACGAACGCCGGAGGCCGGGTTAGTGGACAAGCCTTAGCCGATGGTCCATGGCACGTATTCTTGTTCCGCCGTTCTGGCGGTGCCTACGATGTTTGCTTCTCCAACTCGTTGACGTTTACAACGCCAGATAGCGGAACCAATCGCATCCGCATCGGCTCCATCGTTCGTACTGCGAACATTAGAAAGTTTATCCAACGCGGGCGTCGCTTTTACTACGAACCAATCTCACTCGACTTCGATGCTAACGCAACTGTGGCAGCCGCGGATGTTACCCTACCAGTGCCTACGGGCTTCGCCGTCGTTGCCATGATTAATATTCACAAGGTCTCTACGTTTGCGTTGCTTAGTCCGAAGGATATCGCAGACCAGGCTCCGTCGATCACGGTTTCGCCATTAGCGAATATCGGAGATGGTGGCGACGCTACCGCGCAAGCGATGGAAGTACTCACCGACACTGCTGGTAAATTCCGAATCCGGGCAACGGGCACCCAGGCAACCAAGATCGTTTGTACTGGCTGGATCGATATCGAGTTGCTAACAATGATGGGCTAGGAGTCTGGTATGGAACATGAAGTCGTTACCCATGCGACTAGCTGGCAGCCTCTAATCCAGACTGTATTGTTAACACTTATTACTACGACCGGTACGGTTTTTGGTGTTTGGTTCAAATACAAGTACGATCGAATGGAAGGGAAGATCGACACTAACACTTCTGTAACGCAGGAAACCCATAAATCGGTTAACTCAACTGCAACGCGCCTTGCAGAGGAGAAGACAAAGCAAGATCAACTAGTGCAAGATCTACTAGCACAGGTTGCAGTGCTACGCGACCAAATAAAGGAGATGAAAAATGACAGTTAGCTTGGTTCTACGAATCGTCGCGATCGTTTGCTTTGTCCTAGCAATCTGGGGCGTCCCACTCCCGGCCTTAGCAATGGTGGCCGTTGGCCTAGCTGCATGGTGCGGCAGCACACTTCCATAAGGAGATCAAAAATGGCAGATTACAACGACGCGATCAACTTGCTGGCTAAGCTGAATACCGAGGAGACCAACTGGCGGATCGCGCGACAGCAACTAGGTGAGTTGTTAGAGGCCGCCCGGGCAGCGCAGGCGGAAGTCAGCGCCCTAACGAAAACGAAGGAAAGCATCGAAGGATCGATCAAGGATCTGGAGAAGCAAATGGCGGCGGGAAGTAAGCGCGTCACCGACGCAATCGCGCAGTTAGAGACGGAGAAGCGCGTAGATTTGGAGCAGCGCATGGCGAAGGCTACTGCACAAGTGGCAGTGGAAGAGAAGCGCGCGGCTACTGCCAACAAGGTTTCGGAAGCTGCCATTAAGATTGCGGAGGAAGCAGTAGCTCGAAAGGAAGAAATCCTACAACAGTTGGCAGAAGCTGATCGAAAGCTAGCCGACGTGCATACTGCGATCGACAAGTTTACAACGGCGAGGGGGTAGGCAATGGCCGACTTCGTCTTTAACGTTGCTAAAGGGAAGGCAGCGGAGAAGTGTGCCGATGCGACTACGTCGCTTGGCATACTCATCCTGGCTACAGCGGGATTAGAAAGCGATGCTGTACTTAAGGATAAAACGACGTTGACGGACTTGGTATCTGGTACTACCAACGAAGTCACCAACAGCGGCTACGCACGAAAAACAGGATTGACAGCTACCGTTGCGGTGGATCAATCTGGAGACAAAGTCACTATCGATGTTGCAGATCAAACATGGGCGGCTGTTGCTGCGGGCGATGGTTGGTCAAAGCTAGTGACGTTCCTCGACGAAGCCGGCACCGATGGTACGCGAATTCCGCTAACCGCCCACGACTTCGTCGTGACGCCCGACGGCACTGACATCATCGCTACGATCAACGCAGCCGGGTTCTACAGTGCGACTTAGGATAGGTATCGGCCTTCCGGTTGTTGCGATGCGACCCAAAGCCGTAATCACGCTTTGCTCTAACTTGATGCGTATGCAAGGAGAGAAAGCGTTGCTTACGGTGGAGGGTCCATACGTTCAGCATAATCGTAATCTGCTTGTCCGTACCGCTCGGGAGAATGAGTGCTCACATTTGTTCTTTATGGATCATGATATGATCTTCGAACCAGATGCAATCAATCGATTACTCGCGCATGATGTAGATGTTGTAGGGGGTGCCTATAACATTCGTGGGATCTTACCACGTGAGCTAAATGTATGGGTTAATGAGGAGCGACTAGCAACGTTGCCAAGAGAGTTGTTCAAAGCGGATGCGATCGGCTGTGGTTGTATGCTCATTCGGATGAGTGTTTTCGACGCCCTTCCATTTCCCTGGTTCAAAATCGAAGAAACCGAAGACGATCTACAAGTTACCGAGGACATTTATTTTTGCAACGCAGTGCGGAAAGCAGGCATGACAGTGTGGTGCGATCCTACTATTCGCATTGGCCATCTAGGGGAGTATACCTACTAATGGCTGTCGCGGTAGCACGTAAAACAGGATCAACTACGACAAGCGTTACTACGTTTGTCGATGTAGCCGATTTGACATTTGCTGTTGCTGCCAGCACTGATTACTATTTCCGTTTCATAGTTCATCACAACTCTGGAGCGACTACTACTGGTATTCGTTTTGCGATTAATGGGCCGGCCGCGCCGACTGCCCTTCGTGTTGGTGGCTTCGTGCCAATATCAACAGTAGCCGCCAACTTCGGTAGCCAAACTGCTTACGATACTGCGATCTTTGCATCTACTACAGGGACTACAGTTGATGTTATGTCGATCATCGAAGGCGTATTCCGTAACGGAACTACGGCCGGCACTCTCGCCCTGCGCGTTGCCGCCGAGGTAGCAGCTACTGTTACGGTACTTCCCAACAGTCACGGGATTCTAATTTCGTAAATGCCGCATGTCCTTAAGCGGGTTCCAACTACTGTAGTCCTCGATTCGTCAGCGGGCGTCCTACAGGAACTTACCGATCTTCGAATCTCGGTATTCAACGGGATTCCTATCTATTATCGTTTTACGATTCACTATACTACTGGCAACAACATTGGGATCCGCTTTGGTACGTTGGGAACGGCTGGGACTGCCCGGGTGGGTGTCGCCCAGCCTAACAGCGTAACTGCCGCTGGTTATCGTTCCAATCTAACAACTAACAACGTCAATAATGATATATTCGCCGAGACGGCGGGCAATACAACAGCGAAGATGGCAATTCTCGAGGGTGTGTATGTACCAACAGCGGATGGTACATTTGCGCCGATGGCTTGCAATGAAGGATCGGGCGCCTGTAGTGTTCTAGCAGACAGTAGTGCGATCTACTATATTACTGCTATCGCGGTAAATCCACCTACCGAAACGGATGCTGCGACAGCAATTGCGCGCTCAAAAAGAATCACAATTGGGATTGCCAATGAGATTGACGCATCTATCGCTATTGGCGCAAGTCAATCATCGCCCAGTCAAAACATCGCAGTTGGAACTGCTACGGAGAGCGATAGTGCATTAGCTATTGGCAAATCGAAGAGTCGAGCCGTTGGCGTTGCTAGCGAAACTGACACCGCGACTGCTGTCGCCCGGACAAAACGACTTACTATTGGCCTTGCTAGTGAAACTGATAGTGCGTTAGCAGTAACGCTAGGCGCGGCTGCGCCTATTGAGTTGTTCCGTGCGGGTCGAGTCCCTGTTCGTCACACCCCTGCGGGCGTTGGCGTTGTTCCAATTCGAGCGGCAGCGGCCGGGCCGGGCGTTGTTCCGATTGTGGTGACGACTTCGACTGAGCCTGGTGTGGTTCCTGTGGTAGTGACTGCGGATACGGCTGGTGTTGTGCCTGTTGTCGAAGTTCCATAACCTCTAGGATTAGTGCGCGCATATCCTCCCAAAACGTACCTGGTCGGTTCTCTGTTTCTTGGAGCAAGATTTGTAACTTAAAGTCACTTAGCATCTTCATTACCATCAGTTGCTACGCCTTGTATATATCTGAGACTAAAATATAATCGCTTGCCCATCATATCTTGCCAGGAAACAGCCCAATCTAATTCTGGGTCTCGCTTAAACGATCCGGCTACTACTGCGAACCACTTTCCATACATAAAAACATGTGTAGCCTTTGCAAGCAATTCCAACTCAGTCATTGGGCTTCGCTCCATTCTCCGTTAGCATTATTAGTATTTCGCTGCCTCTAACCTTCGGTTGTTCGATTGTTCCGTCTTCGACTAGGGTTAGGGTGATCTGATCAAATTCGTCAACGGTGACGCCAACATGGCGTAGCAGATTACGGCGCAAAGCGCGTCGGCCGGGCGTTCCTTCTAGATAGGTTATGTACTTGGTCCGTTGTTGTTCGTACTTCTCAGTACCGCTCCATTTCGTTACACGCCGCACTTCGGGCAATTGATCTTCGATCATTTTGATCGCCCGGGCCATGTTCACCGAGCTTATCACCAGATTGTCGCGTTCGGAAATCGAAAGCAATTGCGCAAGCTGAATCGCAGTTGCGTGACAACGATGGTAGAAAGCGTCAGTGTTCTTGTCCCCGGTCTTTTTCCCTGACATTAGTTCATACCATGCACTGTACATCTTCTCGGCATCGGGCTCGGCCGTCATTATCCCCTGCAATCCGGAGATGTGTTGCAAGTCGTGAATCAAGGCCTCGCGCAATGCCTGCCGTTCAAGTGCCTCGCGCGATAGCGGCTTTAGCCAGCCTGGATTTGCATGGCGCTTCTCTTTTTCGATAACCCAGATTATGCGCCCGGTTAGGCCGGCCACTGCGTCTGCTGGCAGTACAGTTAGATTTTTGGGGTCGGTTGCCGCTTCAACAACAGGATACAAGTTGTACAAGCGTTCAAGAGAATCGCGTACAGTCATATGATCGTAGACGTCCGGGCACATATAGGTGGTTGTCAGCAGAATAACCATCTTGCTTGCACGGTGTCGTTCCGTCCCGAAAAGGTTAGCAAGCTCATCCGAAAATAAAACAAAGTCACCTTGTGGCTCCTTTTTATCTTTTGGTGCCTTCTTGTACATGTACTTGATTAGACCTTGTGGAGTCATATCGTCACCAAAGATTTGGAGATCGGGAAAAGCTTGCAGTAGGAGCTTGCGTCCATAAACCATTGCGGTGGTTTTGCGCGCAGCTGCGCTCTCCGCAACTATGAAAACATAGAGGTTGGGGTAAACAGGCCCGTACTCCATCTCGATGTGAACTTTGCGACGCAACGCAGCAGCTAGGCAGACGAGGCCCGTCCAACGATGCAACGACTCCTTAGCTTCTAGGTTTGAAGTAACGTCTAGATAGCTTTGGAGCCAATCACCTAGAAGGCGATCACTCACACCAAATTGCGATACGTAAAGCGGAAATCACGAATATTGTCACGCTGTGAACCTTCGTATACATGATAAGGATCGACTCGAACACAACGTCGTATATTGCATTTATGATTGGCATTTTCCGTTGGTAGACTTCCGGTTGCTAGCAGCAAGGCATATCTGTGTGCCATTATTTGTTTATAACGTTTAGCTACAACTACACTAAACGCACCATAACCTAGATTTGTACATCCGGCAGTCCATAACCAGCAACCTTTACTATGGTCATGTTTGTTACAACCTTTGCAAACCTTATTCCAAAACCTGATTATGTCATTTGTATTTATAACATCTTTCATGGTTTCACATCTTTCATATCTTCGCTTGCTAGGGTAGTGCCTATCTTGAAATCCATGGGAACTACTAGATCATCTTCCTTTTTGCCAGGAGTAATGACAATAGGTTCCTCGCCAATCTCTTTAACGATCCCCATTGCCCAAGCAATCAAATCGGGATTATTAGGTATCGACATAACGCAGCTATCATGTATATTCAAACGAATGTCCATACCATTCCATAAAATAATATCAGGAGTCCGTAGGCCACGGTGAAGGCCAAGTTTCCATTTATCCCAATTCTCTTTGCCATACCATGCCTCCCACGCCCACCTCAGTTCATCACCAACATCATCCGAAAAGATCCTGCAACACTTACCAAGCGTACGAACAAGCATTGCACCGATCGTGCATTGTGGATAACAACTGTACGCGCTACGCAGGGTGTTATCATCAATAGGGGAGTAGGCGTTGACACTATGAAACACTTTGCGGAACCGGACCGGGTCTGGCATCCATATAGTTTTTGTTCGTTTTAGGCATTGCTCACACCAGGCATGGTACTTGAGTTTGATTTCGGGGAATAGGGCTCCGTAGATTTGGAGTAGAATTTCTGCCAGGCGTTTGCTAATTCCAGTAATAAGTGCAAACTTCTCGGCCCCCATGCCATAGTCGTAAGCATGTACGCACCGCTTCGAAAGTTCCCGCTCCTCGTCACCTTTACGATACTCGCTGGGAGGTTTTGAGTGGAAGAGGGGCGTTCCCGTATCAGGATTGTTTGGGGTTTGGATTTTGTTTTCCTGGACAACCTTCGCGATGAGGGCGCAGACATGATTGTGGACGTCTTTCCTTTCTGTGAACCACTGCCTTAATTTAGGTACTGGTGCTTTCCACGCGACGACTCTTACTTCCGCTTGGTTGTAGTCCCCAGCCAGCCAGACCCGTTCTGGTGTCACTTCTTATCTACACGCGCCCGCGCCGCACCATCACTGTAGTGACCATCGTATCGCTGCGCTAGCTTTTGCATGTTCAACGCAAGCACAACACTTCGGATGATCTGGCAGTTTTGCCTAAGCTGTTCCATGTAAAACTCCAGATCACCCAACTCTTCAACTACGTTTGCGATATCCAACTCTTTGTTGTAGATGATATGCTTTTTGACGGCATCCATCAACTCGCCCGCCTCGGTAACGATGCCCGTGACCGCGTGCCACAAGTCAACCTTTTCGGGCGTTAGACTGCGTAAGATATCCGTACCCGGCTTTTTAAGTGCGTCAACCATAGCGTGATGCGAGGGCCAAGTCATTTTGCATACTCCGCATTGCGATCAAGGTTCATGCAACGCAAGATCGTCATGTAAACGGCGATATCGGCGAGACTTTCATCTGAAGGTGCTACTCCTCTCGTTAAGTCCCAAAGGATTCGATCGAGGTGCTTCATCATATACATAATGACGATACCTTCCGGGCGCATGATTGGGAAGCTTGGATAATTGTCCATGATCTTGGCCACCCGGCCGAAGTTTCCCAAGGCTTCGCCACAACCGGCATAGCCTTTGTTCTTGTCACTATGCAACTTCATCATTTCCAGCATCAATTCGTTGAATCTAGCATGACCATGCGGGAATATAGCTTTCGCTATACTGGTGAGGTCATGTCTATCGTATTCATCTTTTGGGAGTTCAACAGTTTGATGACATACACAAGCACAAGGTGGCCTTGTTTGTAATTCTACACATACACCCGGGCACATGTCGTGGGTATTGACGTGCTGACACCAATAGCCAATACGACTAACTTGGGAGGAAGAGGCTCCTTGCTGGACCTTGTCTGTCGAGGTTTTGGAAGTTCCTACCGCTTCCGAGAATGGACTTAGCTGTTGACCAACGTGTTCCGTTGGTTCCTCCTTGTTTGACATGACTATGCATTCTCCCTTCTTCATCGACTTCGGTATCGAGGTTATCGTTGATAAAGTCTTGATCCTTACGCAATGCAAGCATCAAAGGCAACTCCCGATCGTTAGGATGCTGCGCGATTAGCATTTGAAACGTGTCTTTGTCTACTGTTTCGCGCTTCGTTTTTTTGTTCAGCCGGACCTGGTACCGTTTACCCTTTAAGTATTTGAGGACTTGAGCGGGCGAAGCCAGATTCAGTTCGCCCAGCGGAGTTTTCTTCCCTTTTTCTCCTTTCGGAATCATCGTGAGCCCGGTCATCTGCTTTAGCTGCGCTTGCGTCGCTGCTATGCGGGCGTTGTATTCAACACGCAAAGCGTCGCGCCTAGCTAGATCGATAGCGACGCCCTGCCATTCCATCCGCAACGCTGCCTCGAAAGTGTCGAGATAGTTGGATTGGTAGAAGTCCCAAAGGCCGCAGGCGCGTAGCTCCGCTTGCTCCTTTTGTCCAACTTCAAATGTTGACATAACATCCATACAGTTGTATTCCCAAAAGCGACGCTCGCCTAGAGCGGGCGTCCAGTGCCGTCCATCATCCTTATAAAAAGGAATGTCAGTATAGAAAGAAGTAAGGAAAGCGAGGCCGTGACCAGGATTGCTCGGATCACGCTTTTTGCCCGTCCACTCGTCAGTAACTCCACCGAAATCAGGGTACAAACAGTGATTACCAGACATAGTGTCAAGACCGAGAGGATTAGGGTAAAATCCATAAAGCCAGCTTTTAATCCATTCGAAAGGTGCGTTTTGCGCAAATTTGCGTACCCGTGCGTTTTGCATCACGCGTGCCCACAACTTCCATATTGTGCATTCTTGCTCCACTGTCCAGTACGAGCTTGATCCCACACGGTTCAATGGTATGCATAAAGCTAAATTTGGAGACGAGCCAATCCCTAGGCATGTTAAATGCGACCGCCCCTCGTAGTCGAAACAAACTTCTGTTGCTTGATCCATCTCCCGGAGGAAATCGCACGCTGTTTGGAAGGAAGGTCCAACTATGGCCTCTCTTCGTGCTAGACTTATGAGAGGTGATGATGATTGTGTGACAGCCCTCGGCACATCGACGTATTTGAATATCGGGAGCCATTTCCACATTCCTCTTACGAAGCCGGCCGGGTGGTGGGCTACTACGCATTTCTGAATCCTTCCAGAAGGGGTGGTCAATGGAATGATTGATCCTCTCCACTTTGTAATTGCCCATTTGCTTGCCGCCTTTTTCTGTGTCGCACTTTTAAACGGACCTACGTAGCCCTCTTGCAGGAGTGTTAGGGTTTGGACACCCATTACTAATAGAACGTTTGGTCGTACCTCGTCCAACTCAGCGAAAACACGCGCACGTTCGTTTTCCAATACTTCTGGCGGGACGGAATAAAGATCGTTATCGTCAATGAAGAAGTTGCAGAGGTTAGTGACAAAAACTTTTTCACGTGAAAATTTACTCGCGGCAAACGAATCATTGAAAATCCTCCCCGAAGGGCCGATAAACGGGACCTTGTCAGCTATTTCGTTTTTGGCCGGGCTCATGCCAATGGCCGCTAGCGTAGCGTTGCGAGGGCCGCTGGCGGGGACTCGAAGGTCAGTGTAGATCATACGAAATTGTGATCTGCACGTCTGGATACATTCTAGTTATGGTTCTGTAATCGGTGCGCATCATCTCCCGGCCCATCCACACATTCTTGTAGTAATTGTGATGCCCACGATCGGAGCGTAGGTGCCAACGCACTATCTTTTCGTGGTCCATGCCTTCTACGTCTTCTATGCGAATCATTTTTGTTGCGCGTGATTTGGGAATACGCGCCCCTCCCATTCTGCTAGTTAACGCCTTCGCAGAAGACTACTAGTCGTTTGTCAGGCCCGGCAAGCATGTATATCCAGTGGTAACGCGGACATGCGATGCTTCCGCCCGGCCGTAGCCACACTAGTCGACGATGGCCTAACAATTCCCAGCGCATCTAGACGACGAAGTCGCGAATCGACGAAGTCACGCGCCCGGACCCTTCCGGGAACTCACGGTTTTCGATACTGAAAGTACCGATATTTCCGTAGAACTGCTCCCAGAAATCATGAAACTTCTGCCGGGCTTCGCTATCGCCAACGCTCATGACGATCGGCAACTCCTTGTTGATCTTGAACGACTTGGCGAAGCGGGCGAACGGGTAGCCGAGGTTTTGAAGATAGTACTGCACCTTTTTAGGTGCGTTTGGCGGAACGCCGATAGGCAGCGCAAGGTAGCTGCGCTCTACCGTCATTCCTTCGTAGTCATCGTCTTCGACAACTGCGCAACGCACCGCAACGTACATGTGGTCGTTGCGATCCAGCTTTAGCGCTAGAGTCACCTTCTCCAAACTACCCTTGAAAAACCGATCGTCTGGCAAGCGAACTGGTTCTGTCGGTAGATCCGATGGATTGACCGGGATTCCTGTGTTTTCCACTATGCATCTCCGGTTAGTTGTGAACTGCAATTTGAGACTCATGCATCTTCCTCTGTTTCACGTCCACGTGACCACTTCACCCCAATTAAGGGCATACAAGGTGGTTGCTGGGTTGTGTGTGTCCGAAGATGCATGAGTTTGCGTTGCGCCTCCGCGTCAGCAACTTACCTGGCGTTACCAGCTGCGACCGGCCCGGGCCTTTGTTCATCGTAGCAAGCTCACGCTACTTTCAGTACGCTGGCGCATTGGCGTTTACTGGCCCCTCTCTTTCATGGGCCGGGTATCACCTCCCTTGCTATTTTGTCAAGCATTGTGATTAATTCTGCTTGTGCTTTTGCTCATCGCCATATCTTCCTAAAGTCAGGCTCGTGCACAGCTTCACTATGGATAAACGAAGTGCGTAGCGCCCGGACGCCGTCCGGGTGTATGCGACAACGCCACTTCGGCCGGCCGTTCTCTATGTCTATGAACAAGTGATAATATTCGTCCGCGACAGCACCGAAGAGTTCGCCGAAAGCGCCAGAGATCGATGCCCAGATCCGCAAGTCTTGTTTGCCTAACAAGATGCGTTGACGGTTGCCTTTGGCATCAACTGTGTATTCGACGCCAGAGGTACGATCCCCTGCCTTTTCGCCCACCCGCTCGTGTACCATGAAGATCAAGTCCTTGCCATGCTCCTTGGCTTGATCTTTCAAAAACGAAGTAGTCGAAATCCACCATTGCTGGAGCGAGAACCATTCATCGAATTGGAACTTGTTATGGTCTGCGAGGTACGAAATGTGAGCGATAACATGATTGTTTAGAAGTGTGCAACTATCGATGCACCACGTACCCGCAGCTTTGCCTTCCTCTGTCGAGGGGAGGCTGTACATATATTCTGCAAACCTTGTGATGCCTTGTGGCATCTTGCGCGGGCCCCTCGGCTTTGTATTGGAGTGCTCGTTGCCGACTAGCTCTTCGAGCCTAGCCTTGACGTTTTCATCATCGTAGGACTCGTTTAGTTCCCAATAGGTTAGCTGTTTGGATTCGATCAACGATTGCGCCCATCCTGCGCTACGCACCTTGCGATCTATATCTACAACGTGGACGGGCGGATTGACCGCGGTGCGACACGCCATCAACGATTTGCCCGTGCCGGGCTCGCCTTGCAGGATTGTTACTTTAGGACTGCGGTTCAAGTACAATCTCCTCAATCTTGGCAGCTAGTGCACAGTCAGGGGCGAAGTCTAGATGCGAAATGCGGAAACGCTCGATCGCGTTTTGCGCTTGCTCTCGATTGGAGCCAGTTGTATTTGTGTAGTAGTAGGCGGAGAAGGGCACTCCGTGTAAGCAACGCATTATGAATTTGCCGGTTGGCTTTGGGAGATGTGCGCGGTCAGTCATTCTGTAGCACCTTTTAGCATTGCGCATAGCTCTCGCACGTTATCCCAACGCTGAAACTCCGGGCGATTCAAAACATCGCGTAGGTCTATTGATTCTAGTGTTGACAATTCGATCATTATTTTCTCTATTTTCTTAACTATCATTTTCCCTCTCCATTATCTTCTTCCAAGGTTGCCAGTGCTCCACTTTGAAGTACGTTTCCATGAACGCCCGTTCCTCTGCCTCATCGAGATTTAGCGAACAACGATCGCGGAACTGACAA